GGAAAAGGCGAATACAACGATGGTGACTCCGTAGTCTTACTTGAAAAGTAAGGCTTCATCTTGACGATTAAGTCGAGGAGGAAGCTACGAAGGATAGGTAAATCCCGTTCTACACATAAGTTAATGGTAGAACAGATAGCGGCATAGACCTCAGGAGGGACACATTTACTACGAAAGGCTGGTAGCCTGTAGTAAAGCGAGGACACGTCAAAGCCCTCGTAGTAATCTCCTCCACAGCTCTCCCGGAATGGTCCATCGCAAAAGGATTTATCCTTATTGACGATGAAGCCAAGGCTTTCTAAAGCCTTTATTATTTCACCGGAGAGATGTGACGGGATGACTAAGTCGTCTCCATACACCGTATAATCAGGCTTAGCCTGATTATGCAGGGTACACCACTTTTGTGTTGTGTATTCGACCACTGCACTAAAGATTAGACACTCTATTGGGAAGCATAAAGCTGAACCCATAGGGGCGAATTTCTTTAGCGCAATGGATTCACCGTTCGGCAACTTGGTCGTTTTCGACCGAGTCGCGTAAAGCCACTTTAAAAGTGGAGTTCCGGCGAATACACCCTTCACAAGGGCCCAGGCAACAGTATCGCTTGCCGCACTAAGATCGATTGTACTCAGTGAGTTATCAATCGACCCCTGGCGTGCCATGTTACGATTCTGTGACTGGTCTCTTAGTTGCACACGCCGCCCTAAGTACGGGTGGCAATCAATGTAGTGATACAAGCGCTTCATTACTCCCTGTTGGAAGTACTGAATTGCTGTAGGTTCCATTGATATCGTACGCAACTTCGAAAACGTTTTTGGGACGAAAATTGTCCGAGATTCTCGAACGAGATCCATCTCAAAACCACAGGGGAAAAACTCAGGTAATTGCTCCTGGAATACTACACGTAAGTACGTGTCAGCATTCAACCGTTTGTACTTTTCGTACATGGTTAGTTTTCCCTCTGCGACGCTCCCCGTACCGTGGCTAGGCACTAAGTTTTTAAAGCTTAGTCCATTAAGCCAACATCTCATGATTCGGTTCATACCCTTAATTAGGGGTATTTCAGAATCATAAGAAACGGTACTGAG